AGGCCCGGTGCGCGCAGGATCTCGACGTTGAAGGGCAAGGACTGCCAAGCGTTGTCGGCCTTCAACTGGAAGTCACCGTTGGGGGTCAACTTGCAGTATCGAATGAGATAGTCGATGTTTGCACCTTCGGGATTGTCCGCGATGAACATCAGGGCACCGGTCACAGGGGTATGGCCCGAGATGATCTGGTCATACGACTTGGCCACCGTGTCGTAGGTCACGATCACGTCGGCGCCGGTTGCGATGCTACCGCCAGTCAGGATGATCAGGATGCCGCGATCCAGATCGATCACGTAGTCCGTACCGGCCACCTTGGTCGTGGTGCCGATCTTCACGACCACGTTGCTGATGGCCTTCGCACCGGCAGGACGCAGCGCGGACAGACCGATCTGGTACGAGAGTCCCTGAATGACGCCCGTGAAGGTTTCGGTATTCGCCGTGGTCGAAGTCTGGGTGACGGTGGCCTTCGAGCCAAAGAAGAAGTAGGCCAGATTATCCAACTGGATGTCGTCCGCGTCGAACTTGCCGGTACGGTTGACTTCCACTGCAATCGACTTGTCCTTTTCACGAATGCCGTGGTCGGACGAATAGTGGTCGAGATTGGTCGAAGCCATCGTCAGGCTGAACGAACTTGTGTTGCCCAGATACCGAAATCCTTCGGGGACGTAGGTGCCAGTCTTGAATCGGCTGAAGCGGAGTTCGCCACGACCGAGAGTTTGGTTTCCGTATTCGATTGCCATGTCTGTCAACTCCGTGTTGATTGGGCACGCTTATAGTGCATTTCACCCCTCATTGAAATGGGGTATCGGCGTGATCGACGAGGCGTATTCGCAGCGTCAACCAGAAATACGCTCGCGCCGATATATCGTCTGCCGGGCGAACCACACCGGGGCCAACACGGACATCAACGATTCTGTTCTTGGAATCCGGCAACCATAGCCCGAACGGATCTAAGCCGTTGCGACCACTGGTGGCCGGAAGGCGGGTCTTCCGCTCTTGGGCCAAACGGCGGCGCACGTCGGCCATGAGGAAGTACGCCGGATCGGTCGGGTTCTGTTTGTCGTCGTCCACGAAGCCTTGCACGACCAGCGTGAGATCGTACTCACCGGCCTGCGTTTCCATGGGTTCATCTTCCACCGGTTCGGCGGGAGACGCGCCTTCGAGAATGCTCACCATCGGGATCGGGTCGGTGTCGCCGTACCATGCCCGACCTCGGAACACGCGGGTCATCGGAGTCCCGTCGCCCGGGTCGAAATCGGACAGATCGGTCGAGTAACCGTTCGCCGGGGTGATTTCCTTCAGCGCGTTCGTGATCGCATAGAGCAGACGCAGGCGGAAAGGTGCGGGTATTGTCATGCCAATCGGTCCACTTGTCTTGCGAATTCAGTTTCGAGGAAGTCCAGCGTGTCGGGCGAGATGTCTTCGCGGACTGTCGCGAACACGCTAGAGACTGATGGTCCGTACAAAATATACAAATTACCTTTTATGCGAGCCATCACCTTCTTGTTGTGAATCACTTCGCCCGGCTTGAGACGGATCGCGAGGCCCATGTTCCGAGGATTGTCCTCGGGATCACCGCCCCGACCGGCAGGCAGCGAGATCAAGAACATCCGCTGGCTCACAGTCTTCCCGCCCCCGGCACGCACGGCCAGCGAGATAGGCGAAGGACGCCTGCCCCCACCTGCGGGGCTGCCCGATGTCACGAAGCGCGCCAACATGGTCGGGCGGGTGCGAGCGACAATCGAGGCAACACGGCTGCCCTCCGATGCGCGCTTGGCCACATAGAGGCGCTGTTCGCTCGGGCGCAGATAGGACGCGGGGAAGTTCACCTGTGCACGGATCGCCTTGTCGGCCATGGTGCGGGCTTTGTCTGCCGTGGCGTTCAGCGCCAACACTTCTGCCTGCGCGATCACCGTGGGGTCGATCATGTCCAGAGGCCGGTTAGCGGACAGGCCGTCAATCGCAACCACGTAGACGGGGAGTTCGCGGATATTCGCCATCAGGCTGGAACCGGCAGGCCGACAGTCTGCGAAGCGGGGACGCGGCTGACATCGGCGGTGATCGTGGTGTCATCGACAGGGTGGGCGAGTTCGACGTTGTAAGCCTCACCGGCTTCCACGGACACAATCGCGCCATTGCGGATGAACGTAATCTCGTCGGTGCTGAAGATCAGTTTGGGCTTCGCTTCCTCGCGCTCTGCATTTTCTGCTGGGCGGGTGCCGATACCACGACCGATCATTCCGAACTGCGTCCAGACCCGCACCGTGACTTCCACGGGGGTCGCACCGGGCGCAGCAATATAGAGAGCGGGCACCGCACGATCCTTGTGCAGTGCCCGCCTTGCCGCACGACGCTGTTCACGAGCGCGGCTCATACCGTCAGCCGATCACGTCGTCAGCCGCAGCCGAGGCGGCGGCCTGCTGGGCGGCGTAGACGGTCTGTTCGGTGTCGGTCAGTTCACGCACAGCTTCCAGAGCGAACAGTTCGTCGCGCTGGGTCTGCGAATCCGGCGTGAAGATCGCGTCAGGCAGGTGCTTGAAGTCGATCCAGTTGATCGCCACCACGGGCGCAATCGCGGGCGCGGAAGCCGAGGCTTCCGGCTGATCGGTGAGACCGGTCGAAGGAGTAGGGGCTTTTGCCATAGGTCCAATGTCCTCTGAAATGGGGGTGGCAGGCTGTTACCCCTGCCACCGGGTCGCTTAGGCCGTGGCCGTCAGCTTGAACGTGCCGTTCGGGTTGATGGGAACCATCAGCGGAGCGGATTCCGCCGACAGGTTTTCGACCTTCACGCGCTCGCCGGTTTCGAAGTTCTTGGGGAACACGGGGATCGCCTGATAGCGGGCGTCCTTGTCCACGATCATGCCGAAGCACTGGTAGCCCTTGATCGCTTCCGGCGTGGAGCAGAACACCACTTCGTTGGCGCCGAGATAGCGGACCTGCGTGCCGTCGTCGGCGTCGTAGGTTTCGTTGTTCACCCACAGTTCGACGCGCTGGCCGCTGGCGCCGCCCACGATGAATTCACCGAACTTGTAGACCTTGCCGTTGCCACGGTCGCCGCCGCCCATGACCACACCGCGATCCACGCGGAAGGTGCCGCCATCCACGAAGCGATCCATGTGCGACAGGATCTCGGTGTCCTTGCGGACAATCGAGGCCACCGTGCCGCCCATGTAGATGCGGGTCGGCAGGCCGCCGAACTGCGCATTGGCCATGGTGTCGAAGATCGACTGGATCGAGTCCACGATGGACACGCCCGAGTCACCCCAGCGACTACCGGCAGTCAGGGTGGCCGTGTGCGCCGAGGCGCGCTGGAAGTCCACCAGAACCGAGGTGCCGTCGCGGTAGGTCAGAGTCACCTTGCCGTCGATGATCGCCTTCGCGGCCAACCATTCCCAACGACGCTGAACCGAGATCAGCATCTCGTTCATCATGTTGATCTTGATCAGGCCCAGACGGGTCATGGGGTCCATGGCCACGGGATCGAGCATGGAAGCGTCGATGCCGGGCTGGTAGGTCAGCGGACGCAGGGGATCGACCGAGTCTTCGACCACCACGTTCGCAGGCTTGAAGCGATAGCCCTGCACCTTGTCGGTGAACACGCCATGACCACGGCCCATCGGCTTGACCAGCGGGGCCAGCTTGCGGCTGCGGACGGGCAGCTTTTCGAAGTCGATCCACTCGTCGGTCGAGCGGTACTGGTTGGTGAAGTAATCACCGAACACCCACGTCTCGGGGCGTTCATCGCGGAACACGCCGAGCAGATCGTGCGAGGTCCAGAGTTCATACGGATTGGCCATGGTATTTTCTCACCCTTTGGTGAGGCGGTGGGGATCACCCACCGCCGAATGGAGATCAGGCGGTCAGCAGGCGACGGCGGAAGACCAGTTGCGGATTGCCGTTGTAAACAGGCAGGCCCGCCCACGTGGTCTTCTTGGCCAGCGTGTCGAAGGACGAATCCCAGACCAGCGGGCTATCGGTGCCAGCGTCGGTCGAACCGGCGTTGAAGCAGCCTTCGAGGAACACTTCGCCCATTACGGTGGTGTTCGAGGCGCCCGAGGTGGCCGCGTGGGCCAGAACGCCGACGGGCTTGATGGCCGAGGCCAGCGTGGCGTTGTAGGTCGCCTTGACCAGCTTGCCCGAGGAGTCGAAGCCGACCACGGTGAACTGGGCGAGGGTCTGCGAATCCGCCAGCAGGAAGCGCAACGGCTGCTTGATCGCAGGGTCGGCACCGGCAACCAGATTCGAATCGATGAAGGTGTCCATGACTTCGAAAGCCGCGACACCGCGAACACCGGCATTCTGGTAGGAGGTGTTTACGTTCGCCATGTGAGATTACTCCTTGCTGGGGGCGGTGAAGCCCTTCACGCCCATCTTGGCGCCGAGAGCCATAAGGGCGGCGGCACGATTCACAGGCTGCTCGGCACCGGGCTGCTGTTCGGCGGTGATGCCCGGATTGCCGGTGCTGTCCATGGCCGAGCCAAACGACTGGGCGACGGGGGCAGCAGGTGCGGCGGGCGCAGCGGCGGCAGCGACCGGCGAAGCGGCCAACACGCCCTTGGCAGCGTCCACGCTCATGTCGGTGTTCATGGCCAGATGGGCGGCCAGATCACCGCGACCCTTGGCTTCGTCCAGAGCCAGAATGCCACCGATGCGCGAACGCTCGGCAGTCATACCTTCCTGCATACCGGCAGCGTGCCCTTCAGCACGAGCGGCATCCACGGCGGCCTGATCGACCGCCGAATTGACCGTGGTGGTCATCTCGTCTTCTCCTTCGGTTTCGGACTGGTCGTCCAGACAAGCCGCGTGTGCGGCAGTCATGTCATCGAGCGTGCCGATCTGATCGGCCAGCCCGTTGGACACGGCTTCTTCAGAGCCGAACGTCAGGGCTTCCGTGTCACGGACGGCCTGTTCGCTCATGCTCCGATTACGTGCCACGGTGGACACGAAAACTGCATACAGGCTGTCGATGCGAGCCTGCATACGGGCCTTCACTTCGGGGGACAGCGCCTCGTAAGGGTTGCCGTCTACCTTGTGCTTGCCTGCGTAGATGTAGGTGAAAACCAGACCGGCTTGTTCCATCGCGCCTGCGACGTTCATGTGGCCGCAGACCACGCCGATGCTACCGACGCCGCCTGTGCGTGCCACGTACAGGCGACCCGGATCAACGGCGGAAATGATGCTGTAGGCCGCCGAGTATGCGCTCTCGTTGGCATAGCCGAAGATCGGCTTGGTGCCACGGGCGGCGTAGATCTCGTCCACCAGATCGAAGTTCCCGGCGACCATGCCGCCCGGGCTGTCGATGATGAACGCGATGGCCGTGACGTTGCTGTCGTCCACGCCGCGCTGAAGCGCCGCACGGATGTATTCGTAGCCGGTTGCCCACGAACCGTACTGGTAGGGAAAGTCCTTCAGCAGAACACCCTTGACCGGAATCGTCAGCAGACCGTCTTCCACGCGGTATGGGCGGAAGTATGCCGAGGCGTGGTCGCCCAGTTCGGTCCAGAAATCACCATTGGCCGATGCGTCGGCCACGGGGAGTTCGGCGCCGTGGAGGGCAGCCAGATTCGCCTCGAACTGCATGACCTGCGACGGTTCAACCAGCGCAGGTTCACCGGCAAACCGGGCTAGAATCGGGTTACTGGTCGTCATCAGTCGTATCCTTCGGAGCGTCGAGAT